GGGTTTACCTGATGCTTTAATCCGATGGTGGACTTCTAGTAAGTACTCCCATGCTGAGTTAATCATTGATAACCTATGGTACTCATCATCTGCTCAAGATGGTGGTGTTAGGTGTAAAGATGTTACATTTATCAAAGAGAGATGGGATATATTTGAGCTAGATTGTATTGATAGCACAGCATTAGATTGGTTCAATGCACATAAAGGGCAGAAGTACGACTATGCAGGTGTTGCTAGGTTTATACTTCCGTTTCTACCTAATGCAAACAATAGGTGGTTCTGCTTTGAAGCTGTTGGTGCAATGCTTGGTATTGAAGAGACAAGTAAGCTCACTGGTAAGTCATTGGAAGAATTCGCGTTAAAGCACTTACAAACACCTTGACTTCATCTTGAGTAAGCCTTGTGCTCACGCACTAGTCTTGACATACAAATCCAGTAATGCTATTATATTAGCTAATTAAATCCAGTGGATTGATAGTCAATAGCTATTGTCTACTTGGATTACAGAATAAGGAGTACGACATAAATAATATGGACGCTACAGAAGATACTACAACAAAGACTGTACCAGTTATCAAAGCACTTAACGAGGAGTTAATGCAAGCTCTATTCGTTGTAATGGTTCCAGATGAAGTTGACGCACATGGTGATGTCACATCAGAGCAAGAAATACGTAAAGCGTGTTTTAACTACAACAAGTACAGTCGTGAAGCTAACCTATTCCATGAAGGTTCTACTGATAGCTTCGAGCTAGCCGATAGTTACATTTTACCTATTTCATGCTTCATTGGTGAACGTTTTGTTAAAAAAGGTACATGGTTAGCTACTGTACAAGCCAAGGATGACACTCTGTGGGAACTAATTAAATCCGGGGAGCTATGTAGTCTCTCAATCGGGGCAATTGCAAGAGTAGAGAATCTCGAATAACAAAGAATAAAGGAAACTATGACAGAACCAATTAAACAGAGGGCTAAACGAAACCTCAGTGATATTTCATTCGAGCATGATGGCGCTCATGTAGCCCTTGTATCTAAGACAAAGAACGGCGGCGGTGCTAACTTATGTAACTACTCATTAATTCTACAGTCCAATAAGTTCTCTGAGACTGCTATTCAAAAGATGCAGCAAGTTAAAGTAACGATGGAGCTACCTGAGTTCCTTCAACGGTTCTTTTACCTATATGAAGATGATGCAGAGATTCTAGCATCAATTATGGGTTATGTAGAGCCAGTTGAGACTGCAGATATGGAAGCTACTGAAGCTGAAGAAAAGATGCAAGAGTGGATTAAATCCAAGATGACAGCATTTGAAATTGTACAGCAAGCTAAGAACGCTACTGACCTTTCAGAGACATTATCTGCTCTAGACGAAAAACAATACATGGGTTTACTGAAGGATCAACTGATGCTAGAGAAAGCATTTAAGAAGATTGATCGTTTGCAGAAATCAAAGGCTGTGAAAGCCACTACAAAATCCAAGACTGTAGTAGTCGAAGATACCTCAAATATCGCTAGCGAGGTAAATAATGGGGTATCTATCCCTATCACAAATAAGGAACTAAAAATGACTGTTGAATCAACTGTAGTTGAACAAGAAGTTGAAGTAGTTGCTAAGAGTGCTTTTGTTGAACTTGAGAAGAGCCTTGGTGCTCAACAGGTTGAACTTCAGAAAGCTCTTGCATCTATCGCTGCTTTTGAATTGAAGGAAAAAGAGCAGATTGCTAAAGCCCGTAAAGCTCAAGTATTAGATGCTGTTAAAGATGAAGGTAAAGCTCAGGTACTTTTCAAAGCTGTATCAGGTGCTTCAGACGTGGATTTTGCTGCTGTGGTTAAAGCCCTCGGTGAGATGCACAAGCAAGTCGAGCAAAGCGAGTTGTTCATCGAGAAGGGTGCCAGCGTTGAGACTGAGGCTCAAGTTGAAGTATCTCCATTGGAACGTATGCTTAAAGCTAAGTTCGCTCCAGCTAAGTAAATGAACGATTTCTATGTGTATCTGCATAGACGTAAATCTGACAACAAAGTATTTTACGTAGGTAAAGGTCATGGTAAACGGGCTTGGAAAACATCAGGAAGAAATGAACGATGGACAAGAACATTTAAGAAGCATGGTCTTATTGTAGAGATTGTATTTGATGAACTCGATGAGCAAACTGCTTTTGATGTTGAGAAAGACACAATAACTGAACTTACTTATTTTGGTTATCCTCTTTGTAATATGACAAGTGGTGGTGAAGGTGTGTCTGGTTTAAAAGTATCAGATGAGACTAGAGCTAAACTTTCAAAAGCACATAAAGGAAGGATCAAGTCAGAACAAGAATGTAGAAACATTAGCATATCCCTTAAGGGGCGAAAGTTCTCAGAAGAGCAATTGCTAAATATGAGTAAATGTCAACTAGGTAAGAAGCAGAGTGATGAAACTAAATTGAAACGAAGTCTAACCTTAAAAGAAGTTGGAACTTGTAACGATAGAAATAATTACATCTTCTACTCAAGTGATGATATTTTCATAGGTACACGAGAAGATTTATCACAATACACAGGAATACCTAAACGAAAGTTTAGACTCCTATTCTCTAAACAACGGACTTTAGTTACACAAAAATGGAGTGTACTTAGGTTCATGGAATTATTAAACTTAAAGGAATTATCATGCCCGTAATTGCATCAGACACAATGCGTCTGTCAAATCTAGTTAAAAAAGAACAATGGACTGATGTTGGCTTTTGCCGTCAAGTAGTCACAGTGAATGAAGCTGCTGCTAAAACCTACGCTGTTGGTACAGTGCTTGGTAAAGTAACTGCAGATGGCAAGTACAAAATCGCAGTTCAAACTGCTGTTGATGGTTCTGCTGTTGCAGCCGCTATTGTACTGGAAGATAAAGCTATTGCTGCTACCACCGATACAAAACTCGTGGTTCTGTTCCGTGGTGATGCAAGTGTTTCAGCAGGTGCTCTGGTGCTTGACGCTTCGTACGACCTAGACGCTGAAAAAGCAGTGGTGTATGCGTCGCTTGAAGCCGTGCGTATCCAAGTGCTAGATAAATCAGCTTAATACTAGCTCAATACTAAATAACAAATAGAGCCTGAGATTTCGGGCTTGTTTAAAAGGAAAATAAATAATGGCAATTATTCGCTCATACACTAATGCTTTTGAAGTAACGGATTATACTCAGGAGCTTCAGATCATTCCAAATTCATGGACTTTGCTGAACGACTCTGGTCTGTTCTCTGAAGAGTTCCTGAGTACCAATACTGTTACTTTTGAAGAGCAATCAAGTACTCTCGGTTTGATTGGTGATCAGTACCGTGGTGCTAAACCTCAAGCTAATAAGGATGACAATCGCAAGATTCGTTCTTACCCTATCGCACACTTCCCGATTGTTGACGCTGTTAAACCAGAAGATATTCAAGGTAAACGTGCCTACGGTTCTAACGATATGGCTGAGAATGAAGCTGCAGTTGTTTCCCGTAAAATGGAACGTATTCGTCGCAATATGGATATTACCCTAGAAGTAGGTCGTTTCTCTACGTTGACCACTGGTAATTTGTATGCCCCTAATGGTACAATTGCTGGCAACTTATTTACGGACTTCGGTATTACTCAGACATCTGTTGACTTCGTTTTGAGCACGGCTACTACTGACATTGTTGGTAAAGTGGAATCTGTTATTGCAGCCATGCAAGATAATGCAAATACTGGTGATGTTATTACTGGTGTTATTGCATACTGTAGCCCAGAATTCTTCTCGAAGCTAATTTCAAACGCTAAAGTAGTGGATGCCTATCGCTATTTTTCTGCTACCGAAGGTCAGATGATTCAGCGTAATCGTGCTGGCGGTGGTAATGGCTTGTACAGAGAATTTAGTCTGGGAGGCGTTTTATTCAAAGAAGTGAGAACGGTTCTCGCCGGTCAACGACTTATTCCAGCCAACGAAGCTGTGTTCGTCCCAACTGGTACGAGTGACGTTTTTGTTAGCTATTTTGGACCTATGAACCGTATGGACTTCGTGAATACTGTTGCAGAACGTGCTTACCTGATGGCTTATCGTGATCCAAAGGGTCAAGGTATTGATCTAGACGGTGAATTCAATGTAACCCACATGATCCGTAGACCCGCTATGGTTATCAAGGGCTTAACTAGCAATTGAACGTAAGCCTCTTAATTGAGGCTTTCTACTGTAGAATCTTGATTATTTTCAGGATTCTATGGTAGAATTAATATTAAGTATATTGGCTACCTCGACGGAGGGAAAAGAAGTCTCATCCACTTTCTGCCTTTATTTAACAGGATGTTTCTTGATGGGAAAATAGTGAATAATAAATATGTATATCTTCATATTTCTGCTGTGACTGGTTTTGTTTTCTATGTTGGAAAAGGAAGCGGCTATAGATGCAATAATAAAGAAAGATCAGAAGAATGGAAAAAAGTTGCAGAACTTGGATACACAGTTGAAGTTGTTGAAAGAAATTTAACTAACACTAGAGCGATTGAGTTAGAACTAGAGTTGTACTTAAAATATAAAACAACTATTGTAAATAAACAAACACCATTTAATTTTACAACTTTAGATTTTAAATTACTAACATCTTTATTCGAATACAACACGGAATCACCATCAAAATTAATATGGAAAATAAATGCACCGCTTCTAAATAAAGGTATTAGAAGGTTAGTAGGTAAGCCAGCAGGCTCTGTTAGAGGTGGGTACTGGGTGGTAAGTGTTCTTGGAAAGCGCCTTAAGGTTCATAGAATTATAATGTGCTTACTTTCAGGGCATGATCTAGAGACTCACGATTTAATTGTAGACCATATAGATGGAGACTCTGAAAATAACTCAGCAGATAACCTCAGACTTACTACATATGCTGAAAACGCGAGAAATAAATTGAATGGTAATCCAAGATTAGACGGGACAGTAGGTATCACTGGTGTTACTAGGGTTAAACTGCAAGAATATACTTATTTCATGGCGCAATATCGTACGATTGATTGCAACAATAGATCAAAATCCTTTAATATTAAAACTCATGGTGAAGCAGAAGCCTTCCGTTTAGCCTGCGAATGGCGCAAAGAACAAATACGTTTACTGAACCTACAAGGCGCAGGTTACACCGACAGACACGGAACGTAATACTCCACGATAAACCCACATTAAATACCCGACTAACCTCGGGATATTTCCATAGAATTTACCTCAAGTTCTGCGGAAATACAAACATAAGAATTACTCCAGAACAAAAGGACAATAACCTATGGCTTTAACACCTATTCAAATCATCCGGTTAACCGTCCAAGATTCGACCCCTGGTTTATACATTATCTCCGACGATGAAATCCAGTATTTCCTAGATAAGAACGAAGGTAATCTAAACCGTACATCTCTGGATTGTGCTAGGGTTATTCTGTTTAATCTAAGTATGCGCTCAGACAGTGTGATAGATGTGCTTTCACTGAGATCATCAAAGACCGCTGAATCCTACAGACTAGCACTGCAGATGTTCCTACGTGACCCCAGCATGAATCCAGTGCTGACTAACTGCCAAGGTTACGCAGGTGGTATCAGCGTATCAGATATGCAAGCTAACATAGATAACACCGACAATAATTACGCTCGTGTACCTGACGATATTCCAGTACAACCCCTAGTGTATCCCAGTGACTACTTCAGAATCTAACCGTATCTAGACCATGAGTATCCACCTAGAATTCATCCGGTCAGCTAAACAACTGATCTATCCCAACGGTGTAAGCATCGTGTACTCTGCAGTCACTACCGGGGCTTATAACGTAGAAACTGGTACTGCTGCTAATACAGAAGTTCAAACAACTCTCATAGCATTCCCTAAAGTAGTTAAAGTATCTCAATGGAACTATCCTAATCTAGTGAATAAAACAGTAGAGGAATTCTTGATTGTCGGTACGGACCTAGCTACTGCACCTAAACCACAAGATAAACTCACAAGAGATTCTGTTGTGTACACCGTGGATTCAATCCGTGAACACGTAGCTGGTGGTGAAGTGGTGATATATAAGGTGCTTGCATATAAAGGCTAGATAAGCTAGAAGGAGTGAGTAATGCTTGAATTTGATACTACTGCACTTCTAGCTAGTCTAACCAAAGCACACGAAGACGCTGTTAAACGTATGGAGCAAATGGTTAGCGGGTTTGCTTACGAGTTCAGTGTACGGGCTGTTGAAAGAACCCCACTCGGTGACGCTAAGACGTACTGGGAATGGTACAAGGCAAGAACTTACCTACCTAAAGAAGAGGGTATAGCTAGAGGTAACTGGCAGTTTAGTACAAATGGTTCAATCTCTCTTCAGTTACGTTCAGGCCAAGAGACTGGGGTGGCTGCAGCTAATGAAGTGCTGAGTAGCAGTCAAGAATCATACACACTAGGTTCTACGTTCTATATTACTAATATAGGGCCTTATATAGATAGACTGGAAAACAACTACAGCGGTCAGACTAAAGGTATGGGTATTATGCAACCGACACTGGATGACATAACTGGTGCCTACTCTGTGGACTTTCAGATGCACTACAACAAGTAATACACAGAATAAATAGAGGTATAAATGTCCCCAATCCTAGCAGCTAAACGAGCAGCAGAACGAAAGCTCAGTACATTATCTCCTGCTCTACCAACAGCCTATGAGGGCGTTAAATTCGTGCCTCCTGCTGGTATGTACCTCAGGACTCAATTCACGTTACAGCGCCCAGATGACCCCACGTTGGGCTCTACGTACTACCGTGAGCGTATGAGCTTTCAGGTGTTCGTGTGTGATGTGCTGAACGTAGGTACTGCTGGTGCTTACTCGAAGGCAGAAGAGATTAGACAGTTGTTCACCAAGGGTTCTTATATGCTTGAAGACAGTAAGAATATCTATGTATTGAATACACCTCAAATAGCTGGATGTACTGTAGCGGGTGATCGTTTGGTTGTACCTGTGATTATTCAGTTAGTTGTAGAGGTGAATCAGTAGTTGAGTAACTGAGTAATAGGATTTATTTAAGCTAGGTTGGCCGACCGAAAAGACGATTCATCACCGTCCTGCTTATCTTATTAGTGATGTTCTTTGATGGAGTAAACGATGTTAAGTAAAGTTTGTGCTAGGTGTAGAGTTGAGTTATCTGTTGATAACTTTAGAAAAGAGAAGCGGGTTCTTAATGGCTTGACAAGTTGGTGTCGTAGCTGTGAAAAAGAGTACAGACTTGAAAATAAAGAGAAGTCTAAGAATTACAGTAAAGCTTATTACGAGGTCAATAAAGAGCATCTTAAGGCTTATCAAAGTACGTATAACCAAAATAATGTAGAAAAAGTTAAGGCACGAAAAAAGAAATACTACGCAGAAAACATAGACAAAATTGCAGAGTATAGAAAAGTCAATGTTGAGAAACTAAGAGAATGTGCGCGTTTGTACAGATTAAAGCATAAAGATAGAATTAAAGCTTATATGAAGACTTACTCAGCTTGGTATGCTATTGTCAACAGAGCAAAACTTCTTGAGTCTAAAAAGAATGCTTACCGTAAAAACCTTGAGATAATTAAACCGAAGGTTGCTCTTTACAAAAGGAATAATAGAGCTAAGTTCAATGAACGTAACGCTAAACGTAGGTCATTTAAACTCCAACGTACGCCTTCTTGGTTAACACAAGACCACTACAAAGCTATAAGTGAATTCTATATTGAAGCTAAAGTGCGTGAAAAAGAAACAGGAATTAAGTTCCATGTTGATCATATTATTCCTCTCTTAGGTGAGACAGTGTGTGGACTACATGTACCTTGGAACCTACAAGTTATTACAGCATATGATAACCTAGTAAAAGGTAATCGGCTGTTATAAACTCTGCGATTTCGCAGATACATTTGCAAATGTAATTAATCAAAAGGAAAATATAATATGACAATTTCAAAAGGCGTATCAAAAGTTCTCAGCTACCGCAAAGAGGCAGCATGGGGTGTACCTGTAGCAGGTGCTGGAGGTAAGCAACTTCGTCGAGTTACTGCTGATTTTAACCTATCAAAAGAGACGTATGAGTCGGCCGAGATTCGCACAAGTCGATTAGTGTCAGATTTTCGCCATGGTATTCGCAGTGCTGCCGGTACATTGAATGGTGAGCTTAGCCCTAACACATACTCTGACTTCATGCAGTCTATTGTAGCGCGTGATTTTACTGCTGTTACTGCTGTTACTGGTCTGGCGTTTGCTGTAGCTGGCCCTGCTCTTGGTCTGTATACACTCACTCGTGCTACTGGTACTTGGTTAACATCAGGTATTCAAGTCGGTCAAGTTGTACGTGTAACTGCGGCTACTGGTGCTAATGCTGATACTCTGAACAAGAATCTTCAGATTGCTTCTATGAGTGCTTTGGTATTGACTGTTGCAGTAGTTAATGGTTCTATTCTAACAGCAGCACCTACCGTTACCGCTGCCACTATTGTGCCGACTGGTAAACTCACCTTCACGCCTTTGACTGGGCATACTGATGACTCTTACTCCGTAGAAGAATTTTACCCAGATGTGGCCCAATCTGCCGTTTATTCCGGCCTCAAAGTTAACTCAATGGCAGCTTCATTGCCTGCTTCTGGTCTAGCTACTATTGACTTTGGTTTCATGGGAAAAGACCTTACGGTTAAAGGAACTTCACAGTATTTCACCTCTCCAACTGCTCTTGGTACTGACTCTATCTTGGCTGCTGTTTCAGGCATGTTGCTTGTGAATGGACTCCCTGTTGCTTTGGTTACTTCAGCGGATTTCACGATTGATCGGGCAATGGAGAACGCAAGTGCTATTGGCTCTAATAGTATCGTAGACGTATTTACAGGTACTATTACTGCTACCGGAAGCCTCTCACTGTACTTCCAAGATGTAACTTTCCGTGATTACTTTGATAATGAAACTCCAGTATCTTTGTCTCTGGTTCTAGCTGCTAACAGCACTGCAACTTCTCCATTCTTGGGTTTCACATTCCAAAAAGTGAAGTTTAGCGAATTTAGCCTCGCAGATAGTCAGCTCGGTCTCACAGCAAGCACCAGCTTTACAGCCCTTGAGAATGATGTAACTACTGTAGGTTTGATTGCATCCCTTGTTACTATTCAGGATAGTACTTTAGTTTAATCCTAGATAACTAATATTAACCCCTAGTTCCTTCTGTGGTTCTAGGGGTTTTTCTACGTCTGTACTTACCTGCACCACAAATACTCCATCATTGAGTATACGCCCTTGTCTTGACAATATAACCCCTGAATGATAAACTACGCTTCAATGAGAGGTATTCCTGAGCTATCTCTATCATTAATCATTAATCTAAAGGAAAACATACATGGCTACTAAAGCACAATCTACTCTATTTGACCTGTCTAAAAACGACCCATCTAAATCCGCTGAAGCTGGTTATGAATTCCAATTAGTACTTCCGGGTTCTGGCGAAGCAACTGGTGCTTTCGTTACGGTACGTGGTGAGCATTCACCTGTAGTCAAGCAGTACGCTAAGAAAACTTACAACGAGTACCAGATGCAAGTCCAAGCTGCTAAACGTAAGGGTAAAGATTACGAGATCAATCTAGAAGACGCAGAGGCTCTTGCCGTTGAATCAGCTACTAACCGTGTTATCTCTTGGCGTGGTATTGCTAACGAAGGTACTGAGGTTGTATTCTCCAAAGACACCTGCGCTGAAATCCTCAAGCAACACTCGTGGATTCGTGAGCAAGTTCTAGAGGAGAGCCAACAGGCTTTCAACTTTCGACCTAAGTGATATTGAGGAGTTATACCTGTATTGTACACAAGAATTCAAGCTAGGTTCAGGCTCAAGTAGTCTACGTGCTCAACTTGAATCAGTACAGAGACAAACAGGTATAACACCACCAGAGCTACTTGAGTTGGCTACTTTACCTAGTTCTATGATTCAAGTATGGAGTAACTTCATTGATCTGCATAATACTAGAACTGCAGGTATGAGTTCAGCTAACCCCATACAGTACTCAGAGATACTTGCGTATTACACCCTGAATAAAGAAGAGCCTGAAGTATGGGAGGTAAAAGCAATAAAGAAACTAGACAGTATTGTGCTGAATTATTATGCAGAGTTAGCCCAGAAAGAACAGGCTAAGAATAAAACCAAGAAGTAAATAGATAACTAACTACCCCTTTGGCTGATAAAGCCCTTGGGGTTTTCTTTCGTTTGAGCATTAGATAAACAGTGTTTAAACTAAAGACAATATAGACAGAAATAGACAGAATCCTTAAAGGAGCCACCAATGGATTTAGCAGAATTAAAGTTCGTAGTTAATACTGACCAACTCAAGACAGCAGCAGATAAAATCAAAGAGTTAGGTGATGAAATAACCAAGCTACAAGCTGTACAGAAGACTAGCTTATCTCAAGCTAAAGATGAAGCTGCTGCTGATAAGGTAAGAATCAAAGCTGCTACTGACATGGCTACTCTTAAAGCTAAACTCGCTACTGCTGAAGGTAAAGCTCAGGATGCAATGAACGGTACTACTGCAGCTACAAAAGCAGCAGCTACTGAGGCTGACCGTTTACAAGCTCTGCTGGATAAACTCACGAATAAATGGCAGGATATGGCAGCTGGAAGCACCTCTGCTGAAGCCTCTATTCTGGGGGTAGCTAGAGGTATGGGTGCGACATCCACGGACGCTCTAGCCCCTGTTAAAGCCCTCCTAGAGAACATCCGTAATCTCTCCAAGTCTCCATTCGATTCAGCTATTGGTTCTATTCGTTCTATCACTGCAGAACTAACAGCACTGAACCAACGTTCAGACCTAGCAGCTAAGGGTGTGTTCTTGACTGGACAACAACTCAAAGAGTACAGCAAGATTGCTAACGAAGTACAAGGTAAGTTTGCTGCTTTGGATATTGATACAACCCGAGATGAAGGCTTGAGTAAAGCCACCGCTGAAATTCAGAAGCAGCAAGACGAGTACTTGAAATTAGTCAAAACTGTTAGTGCATTGAAGACTGCTGAACAAGACAGACAAGCTGCACTGTCACCTAAGAATCTCCCCAGATCAGAGCAACCAATGGATAAAGCCAATGCTGAATTCCAACGTGCCAATTCCAGAGCAATGCAAGATGCAGCCAGCTCTGCTGCTTTCCTTGAGAAGGAATTAAAGCGTGTTGATTTCGTGCTGAATGAAGTTAACGCTGACCTGCAACTATCCACAAGTAACCGTCTACTGAAGTTCCAAGAGCACTTGACTAAAAGTGGTGTAGTAGGTATTGACGCCTCTCACAAGCTGGATAACTATCGTAAGAGTCTAGAGAAGATTCAAACCACAAAAGCATTCAAGAAACAAACAGATGATTTAGCTGCTTACCAAGATAAAGTGGACTATGTAACTCGTGCTGTAGGGCCGCAGTTAACTGACATTTTCTCAGGTTTATTAACTGGTCAACAATCGCTGTACACAATCGCTGTACAACAGGGTGGTCAATTAGCTGATCAATTCTCATTGGCTGGTATTGAAGCTGATAAGATGGGTGGTATTCTAGCTAGTGCATTGCCTAATATGTACAAGAACATAGCTAACATCGGTAAAGCCTTCGGTACTATGGCTGTTGGTGGTTTGAAGAATCTTGGGGATAGTCTAGCAACTGGTACTATTGAACTCTTCGGTTACAGTAAAGCGATGCAAGAAGTTAATCTAGCAATGTCAATACGTGCAGACGCTGGTGATAAGTTCGCTCAAACAATACTAAAACTAGGCTCAGCCTTTAAGATATTCGCTGGTGTGATGGCTGTATCTGGTATTGCTGTATTGATTGCCATGGGTGTAGCTCTGTACCAAGTGATTAAGCAGCAGGATGCTCTAGCAATTAGCTTAGCAATGAACGGTGCATCATTGGGTGTATCTCAAGTTCAAGCCATAGGTTATGCTAAGAGTATGAACGATGTTGGTATCAGCACCAGTAAAGCTATGGATGTTATCGCAGCTATGGCTAAAGAGGGTGGCTTCGTAAAAGAAGAGATTAAGCTCGTGACTGAATCTGCAGTAAATATGCAGAAGTACGCTGGTGTTGCTATTGAAGATACAGTCAAAGCCTTCGCTAAACTCAAGGAAGACCCAGTTAAGGCTATGTATGAACTAGCTGTATCTGCTGGAAATATAGCACCTGAAGTTATTAAGGCTGTTGTTGAACTACAGAAGCAAGGTAGAACTGCAGAGGCAGTTGCAATAGCTATGACTGCTATGAAAGATTCTAATAGAATTGCAACTGACCAGATGAAAGAAGACTTCAGTGGTTTTGCTATATTCATGAAAGAGTTATCGGCAGGTATTGCTGACTTCTTCGCTAATGTATTTAAGGATTTAATGTACAAAGCGAGCCCGGTTAAAGTACTTGAAGGGCAACTAGCTGGTATTCAAGAAAAGATACTTTCTACTCGTGCTAATCTTTCTACCCTTGGTTCATTGGGTATTAGTGGTGATGATAAAACATTGAAAGCTCTAGAGTATGAAGCACGTATGATTGGCTCACAAATCAGTGCTTTGACTATAAAAAACGAGCTGACTACTCAGAACCAACAGCGTAACTCTGATGCTGCTAAGTCGATGGAGATAAATGCTAAGATTGAAGAAAGAGAAAACGCTAAGTTATTAAGTCAAAGTAAAACACGAGTTACCCAACTTGAATACGTAGCTAAAGCTGTAGCAAATTACAGAAAAGAACTCAATGGAGCTGCTGAGAGTTCTACGGTTTTAGCCAAGGTTGAGCAAGTAGCTGCGCAGGAGTGGACAACTTCACAGAAGAAATCTCCAGTTGATCACCCTGCTAAACTCCTAGCGAAAGACCTTGAGGTTCTAGCTGATATTAAGAATAAAGCACTTGGGTTAAATAAGGACTATAACAACTCAGAAGAAACCTTAGTTCGACTACTGAATCAAGGTAAGATTAACACTGTTGAATTCAGTGTAGCTATGTCTGAATTAAATGATCAGCAGCCTAAAGCTATTAAAGCCCTAGCAGAACAGGCTAAAGCTGTAGCAGAGCTACACAAAGCTTGGGAAGCTACGAATAAAGAACAAGCTAAAAGTGATGATGAATACATTAAACAGTATGATGCTCTTGAGAAACAACACCAATCTTTACTAGACCAGAACTCCGACATTGAACGTCAGTTTTCACTCCTAGGTAAGACTGAAGAGCAGCAGAAGTTAATAACACGCGAGTACGAGAAACAAACTAAGCTTAAGAACGCGCAAAAAGACTTAGAACTAGAACTGCAGAAGATAAACGAAAGCACAGCTTCTAATAAAGACAGTCTAATCCTAGAGGCGTACGCGGTTACTGCAGAGAAAATCAAAGCTATTAACGCTGGTGTAGCTCTACAGTTCGCGCAGGATATGCAGAAGGAATTCGATGCGATTAAAGCCTCAATTACAGATGCTGTAGTAACTGCGTTGTTTGAGGGTGGTAAAGCCGGAAGCAAAAAGCTCCGAGATTCAATTGTAGCTGCTTTCAGGAATAAAATTACTATAACTGTAGATGCTGTTGTGAACACAGCACTTAGCTCAGGGTTGAGTGCAATTGGTTTAGGAGGTGGTAATACCAGTGCAGCAGGGACATCTGTACTAGGTAGTCTAGCTAACAGTGCAGCAGGGAGTTATGGACAGAGTGCAATACTTGGTAGCTTGCTGGCATCTCCCGGTGCCTATGGTGCAGCTATTGGGACGACTTCAGTTGCTGCTGGTTCTCAAGCTGCAATGCTAGCTTCACAAACTGGTGTATTTGGGGCTGAAGGACTAGCAATGACAGGTGCAGCTAGTGGAACAGCGGCAGGTGGGGCCATGTCAGCGTTGAGTGCCGCAGGTCCTTACTTAGCGGCTGCTGCTACAATATATATGCTAGCTAAATCGCTGGACGATTCTGGTACATATCACACTGGTTCAGCAGCGCAGTATAGTGCAAAAGGTGGTACAGCTACATCACAAAAAGCATGGGCATTTGGTATGGGTTTCGGTGGTGTTGATTTCGGAGAAGGAGCGCAGAAACTCACTTCTGAGATTAGTAAAAATGTAGTTACTATGCTAGACGCTACAGCAGTGGCATTCGGAAAAGAAGCAGGGTATAAAGCAGCTACTGCTTTCGCAGATGACTCAAGCTCTGATGGTGCATGGGGTGGTTTACTTATTCAGAAGCTAGACAAAACAATTATTGATTGGAATGAAAGTAGATCAAGTAAATGGGCACCTAGAGTATTTTCCGATGCAGAAGCTGGGCAAGCTCAGTATTTAGCAGCAGTGGCCTCTGACACTAGAAAAGCGATGTTGAGTATAGGTTTACCTAAATGGGCAACTGATATTCTTGCAAAAATAGGCGAAGCTCCTACGCTTGAAACACTTGGTGCTGCTGTAGACCAGATTAACGCAACTAAGTTAGCTCTGAAATCACTAGGGGAAACATTCCCAGCACTAGTGGATATTAGTGATAATGCTGTGAGTAGTCTAATAGATGTGTTTGGTAACTTAGGTAATTTTGTTGGCTCATTACAGTCATATTTTAATAATTTCTACACAACAGCGGAACAAACAGCTAGAGCGACAGAAAACACAGCCAAAGCATTTAAAGCAATTGGATTAGTTCTACCAACTGCAACAGAAGATATGCGTTCATGGTACAGAAGTTTAGTTGACCAAGCACTAGCATTAGATCAAGGTGATATAAAAAATGCTAAGTATCTTTCTAGTCTTCTGGAACTACAAGCTAGTGTTAATACTTTAGCTCCCAGCCTAGAGGATGCTGCAAGTGCTGCTGCAAGTGCTGCTGCTGATGCTGCAAAGGTTGTAGAAGATATGGTGCAATCAATGCTTGAGAGTGCTAATAAACTAAAGGCAGTTATATCAGAAGTTCGAGGCACACAACTCAATCCAGCGGAACTCGTGAAGAACCAGCAGTACGAATTCGATAAAACCTATTCAATGGCCTTGGCTACTACAGGTGAAACTCGGATTGGTTACGCGGATGAACTAGCGGCTATTCTACCTGATCTAAGCGCAGCAATTAAAGCTACATCTGGCTCAAACGCAGAATGGATGGCTAGAACTGCTGCAGCTTTCGGGCAAGCTCAGAACTTAGCTAATCTCATGAGTACAGGCGCGGGTGCTACGACAGTATCTACTCTTGGTTCAACTACAGCGCCAGCAGCTATCAGTACATTGCAAGCTCCAACAGGTGCTTCTATCGTGATTGATAACTCCGCAGTAGTGACAGCAGTTAATGCGTTGAATGCAAACATTGATTTGTTGCGTATTGAGGTACAAGCTGATGTTGGACATAACGCTAAGATTGCTAGATTACTAGATAGAGTAATCCCTGATGGTCAGAGTATTCAAACTACAGTAATTGCTAGTTTGGTGTAATTAGAGGATAAGTAAGCTGGTTGTACTCAGATATTAATCAGTTTACTTACTTAGTCATGTGCTGTAAAATGTTGCACTATACCTAGAAATAGCTACAGAATAAATAGAGGATTTTAATGAAAGTAATTAAACCCACGGAATTCCAAGATACAACTGGGAATTTCATAGACGGAGGATTTACGCGAGCAAGTACAGCTACGTACTATAATAAGTTAGGTGTGTTAAGTACTGCAGCTATTAATGAGCCTAGACTTACGTTCAATCCAGTGACGTTGAGTTATGAGGGGATGTTAGTAGAGTATGCGGGGACTAATGTACTCAGGTACTCTGCTCAGTTTGATAATGCTGCGTGGATTAAAACTGAGTCTAGTGTCTCAGCTAATACTGTTACTGCCCCAGATGGAACGTTAACTGCTGATGTGTTAATTGAGAGTACTAATACCGCTATACATTTACTAGAACAGTTCAATAGTCTATCTGGGCCTTTAGATTATGCAGGAAGTGTATATTTCAAAATAGGTACCCGTTCAGTGGTTGAACTTGGATTTTCACGCTCTGGTGCTTGGACTGATTCAGGTCTTGCTAGGTTTGACTTATCAACTGGAACTGTAATCTCAAACGCAAATGGTAAAGCCAAGATAACCCCAGTAGGTAACGGCTGGTATAGATGCACAGTAACTGGTACTAAAACGGCTACAACAGAAAATGCTTACTTGCGTATGTCTTTGATTAATAGCGCAGGCTCAAATAACTATCTAGGTGATGGTGTATCTGGTCTTTACATTTGGGGTGCCCAAGTAGAGGCTAATACAAAAGCAACATCATATATACCTACAGTTGCTTCTGCAGTTACAAGAGAAGCAGACGTTGTTACAGGTTCTGGTTTAATCCAAAGTACGGTAACAGATGCTAACTCTCTGTACTCTTCTGGTAGTACTTACGCTAACGCTGTTACTGTTAGATACTCAGGTAATCTATACTTAAGCATCCAATCTTCAAACACAAATCACCAGCCGGATACATCACCTACTTGGTGGACGTTAATCGGCCCTGATAACATACATTCAGCTTTCGATACAAGCGTAAGTACAGTAAGCTCTGCTACCACAGAAATGACATTTACGATTAAAGCCGGTGTTATAGACTCAGTAGCTTTGATTAATCTAAGTGCTCTTATTAGTGAGATTGCTGTAACTGACATTGGTTCTGGTCTTGTGTACTCAAGTAAAGCTGGATTGAACAGTACAGAAGTATTCGACTGGTATCAGTACTTCTTCTACGACCCATTAATCCAACGTACTCAAGTTATCTTCACTGGATTACCTCCTTACATTAACGCCCTGATAAGTGTTCGTTTAGTGAACGCAGATGCTACCACAGTGTCGGTGGCGCAAGCAGTATTCGGTAGTATTACAACAATAGGTAAAACACAGTATGGAGCGGATGCAGGTATCGTTAATTACAGCATTAAACAAACAGATGAATTCGGCAAGACCACCTTCGTTGAACGTGCATATAGTAAACGTTTATCTGCTCAGGTCCACCTTGAGAATACACAAGTTAATCGTGCACAGAATTACTTATATTCAATCAGAGCTAAACCCTCAGTATGGATAGGCTCAGATGACCCTAAGTATGAAGAGGTTTTGATTATCTATGGGTACTACAAAGAATTCAGCTTGAATATCGCATATCCATCACATAGTGTATACAGCTTAGATATTGAAGGTCTAGCTTAGATTATCACTGCATTTTTAAACAAAGACATAAACCTAAAAGGACTAACAAATGGCTATTACTCCGCTTCCAATCCCTGTACCTACGCGTGCAGACCCTATTAACTTCGTAGTTAGAGCAGATGCTTTTCTGACTGCTTTACCTACATTTGCAACTGAAGCAAATTTACTGCAAGTTGATGTTAACACAAAAGCAACCAATGCTGCTACGTCCGCAACTAACTCTAGCAACTCCGCTATTGCTGCTGCTGCATCTAATGCTTCTGCAGTTGCAACTGCCGGTGTAACTAAATGGGTGTCTGGTACAACTTACGCTCAAGGTCAAAATGCTTGGAGTCCAATTAACTTCTATACGTACCGTAGAAAGGTAGCTGGGGCTGGAACCACTGACCCTTCTTTGGATTTAACTAATTGGATTCTGGTTGTAAAACAACGAGAGACATTCAATATTGATGATTATGGTGCAGTAGGAAACGGTGTAGCTGATGACAGGACACCACTGATCAATGTTCTTACTGAAGCAGCAGGACGTGAGGTTGTACTCACCTCTGGTAAGACATATAAACTGGGTTCGGCTGTTGTATATAGTGGTGATGTTAATATGCGAAGTTCTTCCGCTGCTCCTGCTGTTATTTTCCAAGATGGGCAGTCCTTTATTCCGTTGACAATTACAGGGACTCTAGTTAATACTAAAACTTTAACTGCATCACAACAGGTACATAATATGGGCTGGGCTATTGATTCAGTTACCGGGATTCTTCCAGGTATGATAGCTGAAGTTAAGTCAAGTGCACTTTGGTATCACGACAACCGAGGTGTGGCTAGAAAATCAGAATTACACAGAGTCGGCTATACATCCAGTATCCAAGTCTATATGGAGAACCCAGCAAACGATGGTTATATATTACCAACTGAAACTGTAACCATATCGTTCTATGCACCAGTGAAGGTTCAACTTACTAACATAACAGTGAGATCAGTGCTCCAATCCTACAAGGTAGATAATTCAAAGATAACAGGTCTTGCTATCAAGTACGCCTCAGAGCCGAGGATTGATTATGTTAATGTGGAAGCATGTGCTAATACTGGTATTTTTCTTGAGGGTTGTTACGGAGCTATTGTAAACGCAGGTCATACCAACCAAGCTAATGATTACTACACAGGGTACGGAGTGCAGACTTATGGTTGTGCAAATACTCAGGTTAAAAATAGAATAGCGTACTCATGTCGCCGTGGCGTGGACGTATCTGGTGGAGAGATTATCAGCCGTCATACATCTGTACTTAATAACATAACTCATGGTGGTGGTGTTAATAGTGAAGGTACGTTTTATGGCTGGGCTGAAAACGGTGATACAGGGGCACCTCAGTTTGGTTATGGTACTCATGGCCCTGCTGATCACACCGTATACAGTGGTAATATAGCCTCACGTATGCACAATTTTATTGTTGTGCGTGGTCGCAATGAGTACATTGACTGTAACTACTTCATAGGGCGCTCAAGAGGCGGTGCAATCTCTCTCTCATATGGTGAAAATGTAACTATTACAAATAACCAAGTATATATGGGAATTGGTGCATTTAAAAATAGTGATGTTGTTGAAGGTGGAGGTAATATCAATACTAGAAGATGTGATCATTTAGTAGAAGTACATTCAACGTACCAAGGAGGTTCTATTAACATTAATAATAACTCAGCAGACGTGCAGGAGTCATTTTTATATTTTGATACAGATGTAGGTACGTTAACCCCACCATATACACCACCAAACCCCCCAACAGCGCCATATACACCTTTAATAACAGGAGCTAAATACACAATCTGCCGTAATACAGTAATGTTCGCAACACAGAATTCCACTGACCCTGTGGCGCTTGTGTTAAACGGAGGGGCTACTTTCGCTATTAACGCTAGTACTTTACTTGATAATGATCTAAGACGAGAGAGTGGTACAGGTACTGTTTCGTTCTTGAGTAATCTTACATTAGGTACTGGTTGCAAAACTAGGGAAATCTAATGAAAAATAATCTGATAGATAATCTAAGTAAAGCCCTATGGGATTCTGACTTGATAGCGTCTAGAATCTCCTTGGCTTTATCTGAGTTCTTCTGGGCTGTAATGCTGTTATGGCCCGGAGATACTTTCACTAGACCTACTTATATGCTTATGCAGAAAGTAACTAACGAAGAAGTGTGGGGTGTTCTGTTCTTGGCTTCAGCCGTAACTCAAATGAGTATTGTCTTGATGGATGATATGCACAGTAGATTCGCTAGGTACTTCGCAGGGTGGAATGCTACGTTGTGGGCTTACGTTGTAACCTCCATGTTAATCTCAGTACAACCACCTCCTGCTGCTATTGGTGGTGAGATTGCATTAGCTTTAATCGCTATATGGATATGGGCTAGACCTAATATTCTAGCGCGTGGAGTCAAGAAAATAGAACAAGGTGAGTTTATAGATAGTACATATCTAGCGTACAACGTGCCATTACATAAAGAGAAAATAGAGGTGGCTAATGCAGTACGAGGATGAGGATCAGCACATTGATTACAGCGACTATTCAAACAGAGTAGACCGAAGGAACTACAACAGATCAGACGGCAATACACAACACCATAACAGAAGGCATACAGACGGTCATTCTGGGCCTTCAGCCCCTAGTAAGCACAATCCAAGCCTGAAGGACATCTACGCTGTTCTAGGGGCTATACAGAAGCAGCTAGACACCATTGAGACTAGGCTGACTACACAGAGTAAAGCATTCACAAGAAATGAACTAGGTGAGCCTGATTTTGATGGTCATAGAACATTCCATACGAAGAGTATAGAAGCTGCTGCTGCTCTACAGAAGTACAAGACTGGGTTAACTAAGTCCTTGCTTGAGTGGATTATGAAGGGTGGTATTGCAGTAATGGGTCTGGGGTTACTTAGCTTGATAGGTACCAGGCTGAGTGAGTTCGTGAAGTAACATTAAATAAACAGGAGGGTATATGCTACCAATAATCGCAGGGATTATCACATCCCTTATAACGAACAATCTACCTAATGTAGCTAACGCTGTTGCTGCAAAGGGTTTGGATTATGTTCAGGATAAACTAGGTATTACGCTAGAACCCCAGATGACACCTGAGAAGATTCTAGAAGTACAAGCCAAGGCTCAAGAGCATGAAGAATTCATGACAAAGGAAGCTAATGCTAATACTGCCAATGCTAGGGCTATGCAAATTGCTGCGCTTAACCAGAGTGACTTATTCAGTAAGCGATTTACCTATGTACTAGCATCATTCTGGAGTCTAGTAGCTGCTGGTTATATTTTCATGATTACACTCAGTACTATTCCAGTAGCTAATCAGCGTTATGCTGACACTATTCTTGGGTTTCTTCTAGGTACAGTTATTGGTGCTATTTTGAATTACTTCTTCGGGAGTAGCTCAGGTTCAGCATCAAAGACTAATATGCTTAATCTGAAGCGTGCGGGTGATTGATGCTCACAGAACTACAATTGAAAGCTCTTGGTATAGACCTGAAGTATCTTGACGGGCTTAACCTGTGCTTCTCTAGGTTCAACCTGAATACACCTCAGAGACAAGCTGGGTTCATCGGGCAGTGTCAGCACGAATCAATGAACTTCACTATTCTTGAGGAGAACCTGAACTACTCCAAAGAAGGCTTAGTCAAGACATGGCCTGCTAGATTCAATAAAGATACCGCTGTAGCTTACCACAGGAATCCTAGGATGATTGGAAGTAAAGTCTATGCTAATCGCATGGGTAATGCAGATGAAGCATCAGGTGAAGGTTGGCTATATCGCGGTAGAGGTCTCATACAGCTAACAGGAAAGCAGCAGTATATTCTGTGTGGTTTAGCTCTTGACGTTGATTTTACGACCCATCCTGACCTTTTAACACAGGTTCCTTACTCTGTATTGAGCGCAGGTTGGTACTGGGACAACAACACCTTAAATAGATTCTGTGGTGTACAGGACTGGAAGGGATTGACGAAAGCTATCAATGGTGGGTACAACGGGCTAGAGGACAGACTAGCTAGGATTAAGAAAGCTCTTTTAGTATTGAGCACATGACGTAAAACGCCCGTAGCGCCTTGGAATAATCCTTGGTACTACGGGCGTTTTGTTTTGGTGTTACAAGCTAAGGAAGCTCTGAAGTTCTTTCACAGTAGGTAAACCAGATAGACGTTTCAGTTCTTTACCCTCGTTGTCTTCTAGGATCAAAACAGGTACTGCACGGATATTGTACTTCTTAGCTACTTCTGGATAGTCAAAGACATCATAGCTAATTGTAGCTGGTCGGTCTAGAGGGCTTACACAATCAAGTAGCTTCTGGAGTTGATTGCACGGTTGGCAGTTCTTTGATTGTAGTTTAATTAAACGCATATTATCTCCTTAAAATGTTTACCAGACTATCTCACAACTACCCCCTGAACAGCCTTGGCTGCCAAGTGTATCTGCATCAATAAAAGTCTTCTCTGTTAGCTGCTTTGCAAAGTCAATAGGCTTGATACTACGGTTAATAGTAATCCACTTATGAAGATTGTAGCAATCCTTTAGGCAGTTCGTCATAATCAGTACATCACCTTTGAAGTAATTCACAGCGAACTTATTAGCTCGTCGAATCCAGTCACGCTTAAGCAACTGCTCTTTGCACTCTACATCTAACTTCTGGCCGAAACCATTAGCAGTATCACAAGCAACCCATAGATTGCTATTAAAGGCTTGTAGACCGTCCACAATAAGGCCAGAGGCTAGTAGCGAAGCATCTCCATACTTACCTAGAATCTGTTCTGCTGTGAATACCTCTGTGAATGGGGCTTGAGCATACGCTTTATCCCCCATTGAACTCAACAAAGAAACACCAGCAAACCACTCACGATTATCAAACAAGTACTGCTCAACTTCATCCCAGTCATCTACAGTAATTGTGTTACTGATATTATGACGCAGATTAGAGTCTACAGATAACTCCTTGTTTGTACCGTATTCAACCCAGTATT